CAGCTGGCCTCAGAAGCGAGCGTATGGTCGTTAGCCCAGGTCTTTGCGAGGTTAGCCTGATTCCATCCCTCGTAGGCTGTGACAGTGGCCTGCTGACCAGGCATAGCCCGCCAGATCTGTTCCATACCAACCCAGTCTTTCTCCGTCTCCGGCGAACCGGCATCAAACCATGCAGTCGTGACAGAAGCAGGGATCACAGAAGAAACGTTGTGGACGAAATAGTCGTACGTGTGCTGTTCTGCACCGGCATGGTCGAGGAGAACAATGTTCAATCCGCAGAACCCGATGAGCTGGTCGCCTAACCGGCCCGCATCAGGTGCCCCAGGGTTGTCCGTGTACGGCACGAAATAGTCTACGCCGTACGAATACTTGGTCCACGACTGGATCGCCAAATCGTACACGTAAGTTGTGTCGTTCGACCCGTCGCCTTCAGCGGAAGGGACACTCACCCACACCCGCCCTTTCCATGAGCCGAGAGCCACACCTGAAAGGTCAGCTTTCAGCGACTTCGTGAAATCTTTGCCAAGTTTCCCGCTGTGACCAATCAGTTGCCCTTCGGCGCTAATTTCCATCAGTCCGAGTTCCGAGTCGAAGAACCAGCAGGAAGATCCCGCAGCAATAGCGGCACGTTTCCCTACCGCACCCACACGGGACCGGTAATCAGTCACCTGATAGAACAGTTCCACAGGCTGAGCGAAGTTGGGTGTGACCACATGGATTGAGTTGTGATCAAACACATACATTCGGTCTGCGACAGGGACCATCGCCAAGATAGCCGCGGCTCCACCGGCAGCTTCGAACTGGAGAGACCAGTCTTCATAAAAGTCTTGAGGGCCTTCCTCGTCTCGTGTCCCGTAGCTGAACGAGAAGTAGGCAGACGACAAGTCTACTGTGGCTGTGGACCCCGCAGCAGCAGTCCACACGGCCTGCGACAATCCCGCATCCCAAACGTACGAGCCGTTCTCCAGGCTCAGGCTCGCTCCCCAAACCCACAGGCGGCTGTTCCATGACACGATGCCGACACCGTCAGGTACTCCGGTCAGCCAGAACTCACCGAAGTTAGGAAGGTGAGATCCCTGATAGTCGTCCGTGCGGAATAAGGTCCGTAACGCCGTAGCGGCAGACCCAGTCCATTTAGTCCATGTGGTATCCCCTGCCTGTTTCATGAACAGGTTGTCACCCACCTGGGTGCCGACCAGAGTCCCTGTGCCGGGGAACGTCGCCCCGTGAGCCGTAGCGTTACCTGTCCCATCCAGGACGGTGCGGCGGACCTCGCCCGCAACATCATGGAACCACAGTTCAGTGCCTGTATCCCGCTCATGCACCACAACATCAGACAGCGGATCGAGTTTGCTTGTCAGCGTCGCCAAAGGGAGTACAGCCTTGCGGCGTTGAAACCCTCCGGTGGGCATGAAGTCGATGTTGTCGACCTGCCTCACCTCGTTTATTTCCAGAGTGGAACCGTCGGAACCGAGACGCAACCCTCCAGTGAAATCGACTTGGACAACAGCCTCAGTTTGACGGCGTGCCGCCCGACCCTTGATCGTGGAACTATAGATTCCCATCAGGTGATAATGATCTGAGGCATGTATGCTACGAGGTCTTCACGTTTCCGCCAAGGCGTCCCGCCCATGCGGAGAAGGTCACCGTCAGTCGTGGGACGGTTCACCATGCTGCCGCCGTTGAAACTTTTCAACGCAGCGATCTCGTCACTAGCTGCACGCAGCCATTGTTCCGCACCGGCATGGTCGTTCGTCGCTGTGAGAAGGAAACCTAACACACATTTCTGGTACGACTCGATGTAAGCGTCAGGGAGGTCCACGAGCTGCCATGTGGTGGTAGGGGCAGAGTATGTGAAGATCGAGCGGTTCAAGATACGGTAACCGAACGCATCAAAATCTTCAACAGCAGTCGACGGAGGAGAGATGACAAACTCGTCGCCCCAAGTGAACCATTCGAGTTTGTCGGGTTCCGATTCGGAAGCGACAACCACACCATTGCGTGGCACCTTAGGGAAAGATTCTGCTCGGTAAAGTTCTTTGTGGTCCCGCCGTCGCTGAATCTTGTTGACTACAGCAAACATTGGGTTGAAGATAGCAGTAGTGATTGCCGGGACGCTTCCACCGGCGTCAACGAAATAGTCGTCAGCGCCTATCTGAAACGACCAGGTAGTCTGGTACTTTGAATGATCCCAGATTTGGGTATGGATCGTCTGAAGACAATCCAACAGGAGTGCATCCATGATCTCATTCGGGACAGGGCAAAGACTGCCCCAGCCACCTGTGGCTAAAGCCCAGTCACGTACCTTGTCGTAGGTGGTCGCCCCACCCGGAATCACTACTGCCATCTCAATCCTTTAAAGGTGCTGGTGTTCCTTGCAGAGGGCAGAAGTGCCCTTCCTGCATCTAGCGCCGTCGCTCAGTTTGCCACGACAACCGCTATCTGTTTCTGAAATTGGGTCCATGACAGGAACGCCTGCCCCCGCCAAGGAAACCCCGACCACACCGGGTCGAGGTCCCTCAGCAGGGATAGATCCTGGAGGCCCCTGCCAGGCAGGGACCCCCCGCTTCATCGGATTCCTCCGAGTACAATCCATACAGATTTCGCTGCCTGGGTTGAAAGGTTAGCTGCCTCAGCGGCCAACAATTCCAACTTCAACAGTGGTGCTGTAGGATCGGTGGTCACCAATTCAAAGGTGATACCGCCGGGGTGGACGACGTCAAGAACACCGTAAGGGTCTTTACCGCCCAACACATGCATGTCGACAATCTTGGTGAAACCAAGAACGCCGGGGTCAATTACGAAGCCACCGGTAGTGTAGCCCACACTCAAGTCAACCAGGAAAGCGCTATACGACAATTTGCCGTAATCCTTAATAGGACGCATTCCGACACGTTCAGAGTGCCGACCATGAATGGTGGATGGGTTACCGGCTGCGTCCGCTGTTTTCAGCGTGAGAGCTGCCATTGGTTATACTCCTTAGGCGATGCCGTAGATCATGCCCTGGCGGCGACGGGAGTTGACAGTCTGCTGTCCACCCATCAGAACCTGAGCGTAAACGGCATCCTGGTTGTGAGGACGAACGAACGGGGTCGTAGTGAACCAGGTCTTCCGGTTCGGACGAAGCTTGAGGTACTTCGAGTTGAGGAACAGCATCTTGTCGTCAGGAACATATGCGTCATAGACAACAGGGATGTCCTTGTAGAGAAGGTTGCGGAAACCTGCGTTAGCGATAGATTCATCACGGAACATCTGCTGAGGGGTCAGCAGCGCTTCGTATGCTTCGTACTGCTTCTGCGAAGTGATGATCAAGTCCGGCCGGTCGGTACCGTTCGAGCAATCGTTGACCATAGTGGCCATGTCCGAAAGCAAGAGGGCAGACGACGCTGCGTTGTTGAGCTTTGAACGCCACCAAGAGTTCAATGCGTCCGAGGCGTCAATGCCGCCGACGGTAGCCGGGCCAACAGTGCCATCACCGATTAGAGCCAGCAGGCCCAACCAGTCTTTGCCACTGTTACCGGTGCCGTCAGAGTTGATCAACATCTCGTCGAAGAAATCTGTGATAGATTCCTGCGTTTGCATCATCTTAGCTTCGAGGAGGTCAATGACTTCCTGTGGGCCAGCGTTCTGCATCTGGCTGAAGCCATCAATAGCGATGGTTGCGAAAGCCTGCTTGACGTCAAAGCTTGCGGCGGTGAGGCCGGTCTGAGCTGTAACAGCGAGGGTGTCGTAACCAGCGTATGTGGCAACAGTCGTGTTCTTACCGTGGATGATAGGCTCAACGATAGTGTTACCACCGTTGAAGTCCTTAACTCGTTGACCCTGTTGCAGCCAGTACATGTACGGCTGATTGTCAAAGATGTTGTTAGCGAGCAAAGCTGCATGCTCGTTGAGAGTCGTCGATGCGATCTCTCCGAAACTAGGGTTACCTACTGCCATGAAATTCTCCTAAAAATGAGGCTCTTGTCAGAATGCGGAAGCTAGGAACTCATCCAGATTCACACCGGAAGCAGCGTAAGCCCGTTCGATGGATTCCCGTGCAGACGTCGGCGCCTGAACGGTTCCCTTCGATGGGGGCGGTGTTGCTGTAGGTGCGCCTGGGGCCACATGGCCCAAAGCCTGGACGACATCGTCGAGTGGAGCGTCGGACTGAGGATTTGAAAGCCCTTCGTCGAACCGCCACGCTTTGAATGCCGTTTCCACATCGTCTATGTTTCGAGACAATGCGTAACTGAGAACGTCTTCCTTCTTGAAAGCGTCACCGTGGATGGCTTGCAGCCGGTCCATAGTCGCTTCAATCTCCTGCGTTTGAGCATTGG